CAAAGCGAATAAACCACGACCCGATATGCCTACGCCTGGTGAAAAGTAACTTCATCACTGATAAACAGCTGGGAATCCGGCGTTAACGTCATACGCCTGCACCTGCTCAACCGTAGTCAGGCCGCTAACCTCACTCATTTTGTTTTGAGCTGCGGAAAATAGCGCCCCTTGTTGTGTTAGTGCTGACTGTACAAACTGCTTTGCAATGCCAACAGTAAGGGTTACATATTCGCCACTTAATGTTTTCCAAGGCGTAGCAATGATAGCCGCCTCATCTGGTGAGCCTGCCAAGCTCATTTGATTAGCGATCCCATTTAACGCAAGCTGCTGAATCAGGCTTATCTCGTTGGAGTGATACCAGTAATTGCCAATTTTATGGCCCCCTGAGAGCGTTAACTGATCGCGTTTAAGTTTAATTGCTTCGATGCATTTCGATCTAAGAGCCTCAAGTGAAGGCTGCGCAGCATCGATCTCCTCCTGGGTGAATGGAACCTCAGTTCTTTCGCCAGTTTCTGCATTAGTGATTACATGAAAATGTTCCATTATTTAACTCCATAAACTTTAATTGAACCGGCATCGAATGTACCTCCTGCAAATACAATTGACGTAGAGGCGTTAGAATATGACGTATTTCCTATATTCTGCTTTAGTGTCGAACCTTCGCTCGTAGTAGTAAAAATTCCACTGTTTAAATCAAGAATAGAATATCCAGTAACAGATGCACTTGCTGGAGATCCTGTAGATGAACAAAAATCTACACCGCCTAATGTCATGGTGACTCCTATAGCGGTAAATGAAACACCATCTACTACAATGTATAAATATTTATAGTTTGTAAGTGTTAATCCAGATAGTGTCTGCGTAGATCCGCTTGTAGTAGTTAAAGTCCCTAATAGGGTCATTCCACCACTTACATAAGGAGCAGGAACCGTATAGCCCATCATGTCAAATGCTGTACCAGTACAATATATTATTGCCCACTCACCAGCTGCAATCGTTTTAGTAGTAGCCCCCTCAATCAACTCACTGGAGCTAGGGTCAATGGTAATTGTTCCGCTGCCGGTATTTTTAACAATAAAACTAAAACCAGCACCAAGCGTAGCTGCAGCTGTTAGCGACAGCGTAAAAGTATCACTGCATTCCAGTACCTTGCCTCTATCTGCAGCAATTACAGTATAGGCAGCGTTCTTTGCAGTATTTTGCGTGGCAATGACTCCAAGCGCAGCCAAAGCTGTAGCAATATTTCCATCGGTACCGAACAACCCCGATAAAAATGTACGTAAATTTGAAATTGCAGTTTTAAACCCACCTTCTGTTATAGATGGTCCAGTAAAGTCTGTACTTGGCGGTAAGGGTGTTGGCATTTTAGTATCTCCACATTAATAAGGTATCGTCGACGTCCCACATGAGGCTGCTGTCGGTACCGCTGTACATATAAGCAGCGCTGCTGCCGTAATTAATCTCTACCCAAGGGCCGCGTACTGCGCCAACCCCTGCGACACGAACCTGAGTACGCGCACCATAGGGCGCTACTGTGGTGTAATTGGCAACCGATGTCTCGCCGACGCGCGTCCAGCCATTGCCGGAGTCTGAAACTTCAATCAGGTAATGATCTGCACCAGCTGCAGGCTGCCAGGATAAAAACATCTTTTCAGCTGCCGACGGGTCAGATCGAGCCATAAGCCCCGCAATTTCTGGCACGGTGATCCTTGTTTCAAGTTGCCAGGATGACTCGCTAGGGGGCGTTCCAGTATCTGCCGTATGCACAGCATCTGATTCAACCACCGCACTAATCTCCACGCGCTCCAAACTGCGTGGTTTGATACCAAGCACTTTGGCCTCGATATACATGGCATCTGCTGCACCAAAAGCAAAATGCGTGCGTTCCCTGGTTAAACCTGCATCCGGTGTAATTGATGGCGTAACAGAAAAGACAACGTGATAAGCATCAACACCTGCAGTTACAACAAAAGGACCATCAACAGAGCCGTCTCTTTTACGCAAAGCCATGTAATGCGTACCAACACCAAATGTCACCGGTTCAGAAAGTGTTGCAATTGAATTGACGGAATCCCAGTTAGTAACTTCTCCAGATACACCCCACTGCGGCATATCATGCTGCACAGCAATCAGGTCGCCGACACTGGGAATAAACCCTTCCATTTCGGTCTGGAATGACAGCATGCGACGGCGGTAGCGGTTAGCAGCAGCCATATACATACCTTCACGCCAGGCGTGATTGCGGTCAGAACATCCAAATAGCTGGCGTTTAGCAACAACAGATTCGGTTGAACCAGGCAAAGCTGCACGTACCTGCTTCGGCTGGAATGTGCCGTTATCCCAATACTCGATATCCACAGCATCTGCGGTTTCTTCATTCGGGAATAAATACGAAAGCTTGAATGTGTTCTTGATGATGTTGCGCATGGTGAACATGGCAACTGGGGTCACAGATGCACTATCACGTGAAATATAAACAGCACCGCCCTGGATATAAGGCAATGCCCGACCACAGCGGGCAATCTGTGATAACGACTCCCAACATGGCTGCTGCGCGTCATAGATCCCATCAAAATTATCACCGCGGCTTGCCAGTGTAGTCGCCAGTGCAAGCAAGCCATCTGGATCGACACGACTGCTTGATAGCTGCATGCCATAGCTGGCCGTGCAAATATCAGCGATTGCCCATGCTGGGTTCCTGGTCGCAACTGCACTGCTCCAGGTAGAACCATTCCATGTTGACAGCTTGCGCGTAGCAACCACATTGATGCGACGACTTGATTGCGCGCTCAGTTGGTTAGAGGCACGCATTTTCAAAGCCAAAACGGTAATGCTTCCGTAATTTTGAGAACCCGGCATGTAAGAACGTAATCCAGCCCAGGCAATATCATTGCCGGTACGGGTATCTGTATCTTTTACGCTAGTGCGCGCAAAACGCGCTTCATATCGAGCAGAGGCGACAGCAGATCTATATGAAAACCGCTGCGGAGTTGTCGTCGCTTTTGAAATCGTGTCAGAAACCACTGTTGTCCAGCTGCCGACAGGGGCACCAAGATCATCTACTTCACGTACCTGGGCTATGAAATCAATAGAACGTGTATCCAGCCCACCATTATCATTTGCATAGTAAAGGCCGCGTGGCAGCACAATGTCAAATCCGATTGCATTAGCATCAGTTCCTGCCGTGTTTGCCACAAATGGGCCAATGACATCGCCAATAGCTACATTGCCAGATGTTGTCGCAGACGCTGCAGCTACTGTAAAAGTGTCTGCAGTTGGAACTGTAGCAATCGTATAAAAACCATCAGGCGCAGTACCACTGGTAAAGTTTAAGTATTTAACCTCCCCAGCAACAAATCCATGTCCATTGCGCGTGATAGTTATCACTGTCAAAGTCTGCGAATACGTTCCAGATACACAACCACCTTCTTGACCAGTTACCTCGACAGAGTTAATGACATTTGAAGGATAGAGCGTGACATTCTGGTTATAACAGATCTGGTATTGGATCTCTTCAAAAGCGCCAGCGGCATCATAAATGCCCCCATCCTCGATAGCAGACGACTCAATGACTGTATCCTCAAGCCTGATCTGCTCTATATCGTACTCACCCTGTCCGACTACAAACAGCTGGTACAAATACTGCTCATTACCTGCATACTCGGTATATGGCTGCGCGCCAAAATCAGGATAAATCATATTTCGGCCATACATGACCGGGATAGGCTGTCCGACACGTGCTTGATTACCCTGCCCCGCAAGATTATAGGTGGGTGATGCCGCCTGTAGAGACTTCATTGACCGCTGAGATGCAGACGGACTTGGATCAGGTATCAGCGCATTAACCATCATTTTAAGACCAAAACCTACTGCAGCACCGATGAACTCCCCCATTGCAAACGTACTGCCAAAAGCACCCAGGCCAAAACCGGCACCCATCATGCCCTGTGCAATCATCTGGCCAAGATAAGGAGCAGCAATTGCGATTGTAATGGCGAGAATAATCTTGAGTGGATTAGAACCACCGCCACCGCCTTGCGGTAGTGTGATAAAGGCCAGTGTGTCGCCATCTTTAAGTGAGCGCTGCCAACCCTTGTTTTTACGTAATAATGGCGTACCGTTTAGCAGGCAGATGAATGGTTGCTCGGTTTTAGGTGCCAGCTTGTCAATACGGCGCCGGCGGCGAATCTGCACCACTTTGCGATTACGTGAAGGCCGGAACGGATTATGTGCATAAACAACTGTAGCCAGCATTATTTCACCGCCCGATAATAGCCGGTAACGTTATAAGGAAATCCCTTCAAAGAACGCAGGCTACTAAAAACAACACCGGTACCGCGCACGCAATGCAGAATGCCGTCATTAACCCAGATGCCAACATGAGTCGGCTGTTTTGACTGTGACATCAGCACAGCATCACCATCATCCGGAGTTTGTATCTCAGTCCAATTACTACGCTCATCATGCTCGGTAAAAGCACGTACACATGCCATCGTATTAAAACTATCTACATCGATAGCTGGCACATCACGCTGAAACTTCTCACGCTGCACACGCCGAAAAAATGCCCAGCAGTCATGCTCGCCATGTACCCAGGGATGACCGAGATATTCACGAATCCACATCATATGGTTAGCAGCCCAGGGAAACGCGTGAGATCATAAACATCACGCGGGAATGGTTTATTTGCAAAGTCACCAAAACCGCAACGCGCGGTGAT